ATAATGTATCTGTAGGTTCTTCTGTAACTGCTTCTACTTTATTTGGTGATGGTGCAGGTATAACAAATATTTCAGGTACTGTAGGTCCAACTGGTCCTTCTGGTGCTCCTGGTCCTGCTGGTGCTGCTGGACCAATTGGTCCTTCTGGTTCTCCTGGTCCTACAGGTGGTGATGGTGCTGATGGTCCTCCTGGTCCTGCAGGTCCTGCTGGTCCTGCTGGTGGTCCTCCTGGTCCCACGGGTCCTACGGGTTTAACTGGTCCTACGGGTCCTACGGGTCCAAATGGTCCTACAGGTCCTCAAGGTGCTGCACCTTCTACTAATAAAATTATTCCAGTAGCGTATGCTCATATAAGAAATAATAATTCTGGTGTTGGAGTCGGAATGACTTACGGTTCTTATAATAGTTCTAATGGTGATCAAAACTTCTATTTTGATAGTGCTTTATCAGATAGTGTTTATTATGTACTTTCAGAAAGAGAACAGTATGATACACATACGGTTAGTATTCTTAGTAAGACTGCTGCAGGATTTACTGCAAGATGGTTAGATAATGCAGGAACAGCTCCATTAGAACCTGCTTCTTTTCCTGGTGTTCTTATAGTATATGCTTCTGATCCTAATCAACTTGTTGGTGGAGACGGACCTCCTGGTCCTCCTGGTCCTGCTGGTGGTCCTCCTGGTCCTGCTGGTTTAGACGGACCTACTGGACCTCCTGGTCCTGCTGGTACTAATGGTACTCCTGGTCCTGCAGGTCCTCCTGGATCTGGTGGTGGTTCTGGTGGAACAACTGGATCTGGACAATGGGTTGCTGGAACTGGAACTGCTGAAAATATAGACAGTATCGCAGTATCTAATGTTACTGCTGAATACTTATTATATTTTTATGATTCTGGTACTACCAGTAGGCAGTCACAGAAAGTTATTTTAATGAATGATGGATCTACAGCATATTCTCAGGAGTATGGAGTTGTGTTTGATAGTGATTTAATTGTTAATGTTGGTGTAACAATTAGTGGTGGTAATATGATACTACAAGCAACCCCAGATGGATCTGGGTATAATGGTAATACTATTGAATATAAATGGTTGCGAAATGAACTATCATGATTTCTACATCTATCGATGCTAATACTGGTAGAGTTATTGTTACTACAGGTGACAATGATGTTCAACCATATACTGTTTGTGTAAAGGATCCTTCTGATTGGGTGGAGATACATGATTATATTATTAATGAAAATGAAATAGACAACATACCAAATAGAAGAATAGACTGTACTTCCGAGATGCAGTGTTCTACTAAAAGGAGTGTTTATGAAATATCTCCACTTGAAGCTGATGTTTTAAAAAATCATCCTAAAATAGATTGGGTGGTAAGATCAACTTTATTTAATGAAGTAGAATTCAAACAACGTGTATATGATCAGGAGTTTGATAGTCATCTTATGACTAATAGATTTAAGTATAATGTTAATAATAGAAGGTCGTCATCTTATGGTGGTGGTAATCCAGGAACAACTTTAGATTTCACTCAGTGGGGTTTATATAGACATTCATCAAGAACAAATAATTTTAATAATAACACCATAGTTCAAGCAGATAATCAATATACTTTAAGTGGAAAGAATGTTGATGTTGTTATAATGGATACTGGTTGTCGTTGGGATCATCCAGAATTTTTATTAGGAAAAATAACTCAAGTTCAAAATAATCTTTCTTGTGAAAGTGAAACTAGAGTTAGAGATATATTAATTCATGGTGCTTCTGAGTATGGTATTAATTGGTCTTCTTACGGATTGAATGCTGCTGGAAGTGGATCATTGTCAAATTATAAAGTTCAATCTGCATTATTACATGATAAAGGATATCCTTCTTATCCATATAATATTAGTTGGCATGGTAGTCACGTTGCTGGAACTGCTGCAGGAAATCAATTTGGTCATGCGTTTGAATCAAATATATGGTCTATTGCTTGTATTGATAGAAGTGATTGTGGGTGGTCAAATCCGTGCGATGGTTTTGATTATATTAGAATTTGGCATAAAAATAAACCAATTAATCCAGAAACTGGAAGAAGAAATCCTACTGTAGTTAATGGTAGTTGGGGATTTAGACAATTCATTGCATCCCAACAAAGTTATACTGCAACATATAGGGGTACTCAAGTTGATAATACACAGGTAAGTAGTAATGTTGCACCAGCTATAAACTATATGTCAACGTTAAATGGGGAGTATAAACAATTCACTTCTACACAATTTGCTGGTCAGGAAGAAGCAAATGAAGCTTTCAATGATCCTGATTGTCAAGATATCGTATGGGTTTTCGCTGCAGGTAATTCTGACGATAAGCAAGATTATATTCAAGGTGAGGATTATGAAAATGAATTCTTAACTGGTACTTTTTATTATACTCAATCTTCTTATGATAATCATTATAATAGATCTGGAACACCTTCTGTAACTAAACAGGGTCAACCTGATGCTGCTATAGTTGTTGGTTCTATAGATGTTGCTAGGCAATCTGGATCTCAAGAAAGAACTTCTAGTTTTAGTTGTAGGGGACCAAATATTGATGTGTGGGCTGGTGGATCTAATATTTTTAGTCCATATAATACTGGTTATGCTGATCCAAGAAATCCTAATTTTGATAATTTTGCTATAAGTGGGACTAGTATGGCATCTCCACAAGTTGCTGGTGTGATGGCATTGTATATGGAGTCGCAACCAAATGCAACTAGAGTAGATGCTAGAAATTGGTTATTGACTCATGGTTCTGTAGAAGTTGGTTCTTCAGAATTTTATGACCCTTATCAAGATAGTACTAATTCAAATTATTGGAGTAATACTTATAGTTTGAAGAGTTCTCCAAGAAGAATATTATATAATCCTTTCTGTAATAATGGAAAAACATCTATGGTTGGTGTAAGTCTTGAGGGTGTTTCTGTATCTAATGGGTAGATTAATAGGATATTTAATTTAATAAATTTAAAACTGATAAATATATAGAGAACTGGTACTATCTGAATAAAGAAACATGGGACGTTATGTAGGACTTAGTCACAATAGGGGTAAAGGTGGCGGTGGTGGTAGTGGAACCATAATAACAACATCTGCATATGACAGATCTTCTGGAATTTCAACTAATGCTCAGAATAATGTAACTTCTGTAACATTAGGTGCTAATAAGTATGAAGGTATAATGTATAATAATGTTGGATTAATTACTGGATATAATGAACATATAGGGGATGATATAAAAGGATGGTCACTTGCATATGACTCGAATAATTTATGCACAGCAATAACACAAGTTTCGCAGTATCCTACATTTTCTTTATCTCCATCTACAACTACCGTTAATGAAGGTTCCTCAGTAACATTTACTCTTACTACTGAGAGAATAGTAGACGGAACTACAATATATTGGGATGTTAGTGGAACTGGTATAGATGCTGCTGATTTTTCTAGTGCAGATGGGTCAGTTACAGTTACTAATAATACCGCAACATTCTCAGTTACATTAACTAATGATGTAGCAACAGAAGGTGATGAGGTATTTACTGCAAACGTTTATCCTACTTCTGCTAGAACAAATAATGTTGCTTCAAGTGCTAATGTAACGATTAGTGATACTTCAACGGCTCCTACGACGGGTGGTACAATATTCCATTCTGATGCTTGGAATACTAATTCAACATATAATTGGACTGTTCCTACTGGAGTAACTGCTATATCAGTTGTTTGTGTTGGTGGTGGAGGTGCTGGTGAAACCAACCATGATGCTGCTGGTGCTGGTGGAGGTGGATTAGCCTATAAGAATAATATTACTGTAGTACCTGGACAAGCCGTTACTGTTACTGTTGGTGCTGGTGGATTCGCTACAAGTTGGGGTGTTACCAATCCCGATAATGGACAAGATAGTTACATACAATATGGTGGAACTACATACGCAAGAGCGAATGGTGGTGCTGGTGCTGAAGGTTCATCTGGTAATGGACGTTACGATAATTCCAACAGTTTCCCTAACACCAATAGTGATGGTGGTGGACATGGTGGATGTGGTATTCACTATGGTGGTTGTAGGATGTCAGGTGGTGGAGCTGGTGGATATAATGGAGGTGGGCAGTCAAGTAGTGGATACGCTGGTAACAACCCATATTGGGGATCACCCTCTGCTAGTGGTAGTAATGGAGGTGGAGGCGGTGGAACTTCTGCTAATGGATCTTCTAACTACTATTCAGCAGGTGGTGGTGGAACAGGTGTCTATGGAG